GATTCAGGTATAACCCTGAAACCTAGTGACTCAGCGAACTTAGCCGCTTTGTCATCACCAATAGGTGATGTTGCTATGTCAATAGGGGATGATTTACCCCATCTTACATAGGCTTTTTCTTTACTCATTGTTATCTCCTTTGTTTTCGTAATCACTAAATGACCATCCATTACAGAAATCATTAGGTTCTTTGGGATGTCCACGCCAACTACCTGCTGGATTATCTTGGGTAAAGTCATACTTCAACCACTCAAGTAGTTCATGACCACACTTGTGACATAACTTAGCTACTTGTACAGAACCATCCATAAACTCTCCGTAGCCACCTTGTATAATTACTTCAGCGTTATGTCCATCAGTAGACTGGAAGACACCCCTATCTCTGGCACTATCTTCTTCACCCCATGCTTCAGGCATTCTAACTCCACACCTAGTACAAGTATTAATAATGTTCCAAGGGTCCTTAGCAAGTTCTTCACGATGTTCACGGGCTCTTTCATCCCATAAAGCTTGAGCAGCATCCCACTCAGCCTTGTGTTCATTACAAACAGGACGGTCATTATACCCATAATTACTAGTAGACTCTTTGTCACAGTCACTGTAATACCATTCACATTTACTCATTGCTTGTATGCCTTTCTTTTTGATGTTTTGTATACAAGTTTCCAACTACTGAAGATGGGTAAGTTTACTTTGCGTCTGTATCTAACATACGCTTTCCAACTATTGTGCCATTGGTCAGTATCTTTATTACAAAGTTGGCAGACGTAATGGTGTGTACACATATTACACTCTACATCTTTACACCATACATTCTTACGACCACAGTTGTCGCAGTGTTCTAGCAACCAAGGGAACTTAGAACCAAAGACATACTTACGCTTAGCCATTACCTACTCCAGATGTTTGTGTCGGCTAGCCACACCTGCTTAGAGCGTGGTGTAGAACTACCGTGTTTTGCTTCTCTAACCTTGAGCCTAGCGATTGCTCGCTTGCTAATGTTAGCTGGTGTAACAGGTATTACAGGTGCTGCTGGTGTTGCTGGCTTCTTAGCCTTGGCTGATTTAGCCATTTGCTTACCTACCTTTCATATAGGTTTGGGGGCTTAGTCACTTCTAGATAACGACTACCTAAAAGGTTGCGTGTCTCTTGGTTGTAACTAAGCCCCCTTGTGTGATTAGTGAGCCTTGCCAGACACTTTCTGTTAGTGTTTATCTAACCTTGCTACCGTTATGGTTTATACCGCAAGTAAGAAAGCCGTTAGCCGCTTTATTACACTCACTTACCCTTAGAACGCCCCTGTATCGGGGGTCTAAGGGGGCTGTGCCCCCTTTACTGCTCTCTATGGGGGTCTTTATACTATAGAGATACAGAGAAGACTTAGGAGATAGACCCAATAACTATCCCTGCTTCTATTGGAGAAGACTTACTTACCGTAGTGCTCTACGAACTCCGTTACGAACTGTAAGAAGTTGCTCTTCCTATTAGGTTCTAGAGCATCATACACACAGGAGTTACAGCCCTCTTCTTCTATGTCCATAAGAAGACTGTCATAGGCATTCTCTTGCTTAGAGAACTCTCCTATTACAGAGCCGCTTGTAAAAGGGTTCTGTAATACAAGTAGTTTTCTTTGGACTCTAGCTCTTAGGGCTACAACAGCATTACGGCTTGCTGTTAGTATTTCCGTATGCTTACACCCCTTAGACTCTTCTATGGTCTCTACGGGGCTCACAGGCTCTTCTGGAGCATAGTGACAGTCACACTCACACTCTCTCTCGTGGCAGTTGTGCTCTTCGTTCTTGTAGCACTCTGCGTGTATGTTCCCTTTGAAGTGGGACTCTACACACGGACATTGTTCTTTACTCATTGTCTTCTCCTGTTTCGTAGTATTCTTTGAGCCATTTAGTCTCAAAGGTCTCTATGGCACACAAGTCTGCCCTAGTAACTCTCTTAGCCTTAGTAAGCACTTTCTTACGACGCTTAGGGAGTGCTTCATCAGCAAATCTCCCTAACATATTGTCTATGTGCTTACTTGCAAGGGTCTCTACCCAGTAAGTATCTCCAAAGACATACTTGCTCTTACTCATTAGGACCTCCCTTATCCTGCTTGTGGTTCTCTTTGAACACTCTTAGAGCCTTAGGCTCTCTTATTTGATACTCATCAGTCTGATACTGAGTATTGAGAGCTTTCTTCTCAATAAGAGCATCTTCTTCATTGTCAAACAAGGCAACTATCTTGCCGTGTCTCTCAACTGCCCAATACATCACTTAGGACCTCCTTAGTCTTGTAGGGTCTTCGTTATAGCGAATGTCTCTTAGACCGTAATACAGTCCCCAGAACATCCCTGTAATCCAGAAACGGCTTGTAGAGTGTGGTCCCCACATAGGCTCCCACACACCATCTATCTGGACTTCCCAGATATACTTGCTCTTAGCCATAGTTTGGCTCCTTTCTACTTGAGCGTGCCCTAGGGGGGCATTGAACCCCTACGCTCTTGCCCTAGGGCTGTGGTGCCGTTATACTTGATAACAGCAACGGGCAGGCTTCGTAAGTCTGGTGATAGACTCACTTAGCCTGCCCGTGTGATGAGCAGTAGCCGAACTTACTTCTGTAGTTCTGCTACTAACCAGTCAATGTCTGACTGATTGACTCTTGCTAGTCCCCAAATGCCACGGGAACCTCTAGAGCGGGATAGACCCTGTTCACCAATGAACTCGTCTAGGGCGTAGAATGTCTCTACGCGGTCTAGCGGGATGTAGCATCCGCCGTTCTTGGTGTCCTTGCCATCGTGAATGTTGACGCTTTCAGCCTTGATGGCATCAGCAACACGAGGGCTGACGTTCTTACTGCTAAGAACGTCGTTCTGGTCCTTGCCGTAAGTGTAGAGGTCTACAACTACAGCGGCGGCTTCAATAGAAGAGAAGTTGTTGCCATCTACTTCTACCTGAGCGCTTAGGCGTGGTAGTAACTCGGCTAGTAGGAGATTCATAATCTCCTTGTTGCCAGCGATTACTGCCGCCTTAGTTTTCTCTGTAAACAGAGATAGTAAGGTTTCAACCAGTTCCACCTGGTTAGGTGTTTCAACAGGGACTACCGCTGTTGATTCGGTTTGCGATGTTGTAGTTTCCATCGCTATCACTCTCCTTAGAGTAATAAAGAGACACTAGGGCGGTTGCCCTAGTGTTGTGAACCATACCTAATGCGATACGGCACACACCTAACTAGGCGGTATCAGTGATGCCGTCTAACTAGGAGTATGCCGTAGCGTAAAGGGCTAGCGTGTAGTCAAGTGTTATGACCGCTTAGGGCGGTTAGGTTGCCTATTTATCAACCTAACCGCCTAAGCGTGTTTAGCGGTGTATAGGCAGACACCTAGACACCAAACTATTCACACCCTAGAAGTTGCCTACTAGGGCGATAAGTGTATGTTAGCCGATACGCCACCGCTACCCTAACGCTAATGACCTAGGTTATCGCCAGATTGAAAACACGGTTGAGCTCTTTTAATATTAAGCAGTAGCCTAAACGAGTTCGCCATTTAGCCACATCTTGTCTGATTTGCTGAGGTTGCAGTGTGCATGTGTGGGTTTTATATTATCGATGATATCGCAGCCCTTCTTTGATATAGGTATTACATGGTCTAGATGCAAGCCCTCTGAGCTTGTTCTAGGAGCATCTAGGTCAATTTCTTCGTTGCAGAGGTAGCAAACAGTGCCCCAACGCTCTATAATCATCTCTACAGTGTAGTGCTCCCAGCCCCACTTGCGTTTATCACGGGTTTGTAGAGTTTCATCACGTACACGGTAGTTAATCTTAGGAAGACCGTGTTTCTGCAGAAACCGCCTACGCCTTCTTATTTTATTTATTTCTTTTCCACGGTAATCTGGATGGTTTGGGTTGAGTTTATCCCGCCAATACTGTATCTCAGCGTCATAACATAGTTTACATTCATCCTTAGGACGCCCCAGCACCCTGACATGAAGACGGTATCCGGCCCTAGTTCCACACGGCGGAGTTGGTCTAGGCATTAAATGCCCCTGCAATCTGCTCAATTAACCTCATATTGTTAATTTACAACGAGGTTAAGAGCTTGTCAAGTGTTTTTAGATTCTTTTTTTCTTTTTGAAGTCCACATTGATAACTTCGCCATTCACAGTTCCATGTTTAACTTTGGCTTCTTGAGATGCTTTCTGTAAAGCAGAGTGAGCTGGATGGGATTCGTATCTTACAGTAGGACTCTCATTTTCGCCAGGAAGTTCTTCAACTGGCTTTTCTTCAACATCTGGACCCGCCATAGGACATTCAGGGTCATAAGGACCGGTGTGCTGCCAGTCTTCTTTGCCCTCAGGTAGGTGGAGTTTGCCCTTACATCCAGGGCAATTCATTAAGGTTGGTTCTTCAGCCATTATAGCAGGGGCGTTCTAAGGCTTATTTTTTGTATTGACGGCCAAGAACGTGCTTAAGACCTTTATAGCCAACATAAGTAGCAGCAGCAATAGCTGCATCTCTCATTGCAACAGGAGCAGCCTGACTAACAGCATCCATAAGATTAAGCCCTGGTTTTACAACCTTTTCTAAGTGAGGAAGTATTGAATAGCCTGAGCCATCAGGGTTTTCCATAAGCTTGTTTGTAACTGTCTCTTTAACAGATGGACTTGTCAAATCGCTTACACGAACTGCACCAGATACTAGGCCAGTTCCACCGGCAACTTTAGCGGCATTCTTAAACATTCCCATAATAATCAATCCTTTATCTTATATCTTTATTTTGACATACTATCATAGACATTTAGGTATAAACTAATTAGGACTTAAGATTAAGGATAAATCATGCAAAGAGAAAACCACGAAGGTCGTACTGACCTATACGCTCCAGCAGCGGAAGCAAGTCAAGGCCAGCCATGGGCAACTGGTGATATGATACGAGCAACTAGAGAGCACTATAATGGAATTACAAAGCCAAATGGTAAACCAATGTATCATCCAGGCGCTGTTTACAATATGCAACATGACCCAAGACTTATTCTTGGACATAGTGATTACGTTCACAGTGGTTTGCACCGTACACTAATAGAGGGACAACACGTTGCTGATAACGATGCCCGATTAGCTCGTGCAAAGAGAAACCCACGTGCAAGAGTATCAAGAGCAGAAGCGGGTGCTCCAGCTCCAGGCGTAAAGGGTAGAGAAGCAGCACTTGCATCCATGCCCCACCACGCAAGAGAAACTGCTAAAGCCAAAACTCAAATTCGTGCACTGAACAAGGTAAGAGGCCTCCCATCTAACAATGGTCTTTACGTAGAGACACTGGCATCAGGAAGCACCAAGAAAACCCGTAATCAACGTGGAGCATTCCGCACTAGATAAAAAAGGCCGAAAAAGTGCCTCCCGTCGTTGAACAAGGATAGCTATGGCTAGAGATGCAGAATACTGGGCTCGTAAAGAGCACTTTGAACGTACAGGTGAGTGGCCAGAGACTCCTGCTCAGGCTAGAAGACGTGAAGCTAAAGAACGTGAACAGGCTCATCCTGCCGTGTCCCAGCAGCTGTCAGACGCTCCTAAAGTCGAATCAACTGAAGAGCCTCAAGAAACTCATACTGAAAAAGTAGTTAGACTATGGCATGAAGCTAATCCAGGGTTTAGATAATAATGGGTTTAGAACATTTTGCAACTGGTAGTGGTGAGGGTAGGGGAAGTTCATCTGAGCCTATTACTATTTCTATGTTAGGTAGAACTGGAACTGTACTCCCAAAAAGCCCATTGACTGGGGATGTTACTAAAAACATAGAATTTGCAGCTGAAAAAATGTACCAAGCTGAGTTTCAATTTAGAAGCAGAATACCAAAAGAAACAAGGCTTTTAAATGAAGATAACACGAGAGAGCTAGTTCACACCGCTATTCATCACCCAGCAATGGATGAGGTTCCTGGAATTGATGAACTTAGAAAAACATTTGATGCATCTAATACTCGGCATTTAGGTATAAAAGATAATCTAGGCTATACTCTTGGTGATGATAAAGATAGAAACACTTTAGGAATAATTGTCCCTAAAGAAAGGCATGTACTTAACGGCCGTGTTCCTTTACCAAAAAACTTAATGAGATTAGCAAGAATTAACGATACACTTTATCCCTCAGTAACTCCAGACCACCCTGCTTTTGGTAAAATTAATAAAATTACTACTACCCATGAAACCAGCCATTTGATGGTAGGCCAGCAGTTGTATAATGTTGCACACCAATGGCCTATGGCTAGACTCCATTTGCATCTAGTAAATACCCTATTTGGTAAAAAGCACGGTGATGCTCTTAAAGACTGGTATAATCGGTATGATGTTGACCATTAAGACTTGACAAACATATAAAGTATCCTTTAATATATAAATAGATACGCCAATTGGGTATCATAAATAAATACTGTGCTACGGGCAGTAATCATTGCATTGTAATGCAACATTCCAATGCAGTTTATTGCAGTCTGATGCACAGTTGTCGTCTAAGGAGACAAAATGCATATAGAACCAAATCCACATGACCCATGGGACAAGCACAAGAAGCCAAACCCATATGACCCATGGGATAAACATGACAAGTGGCAGAAGCCAGTACCTACAAAGATTATTACAATCTCTGACTTGTTTCCACGTCTAGACCGCCTTTCAATTGGCTGGTCACCTATCCTTGACCAACTCAAGGAAATTACCTCAAACAAACCTACTTATCCTCCATATGACATTGTGTCGTTGAAGGATAACGTAAACCTACTCAACGTGGCCGTAGCAGGCTTCACAAAGGACGAAATTACTGTAACCGTGCAGGAGTCCATTTTGACCATTGAAGGCCGTCAGAGCGACAAACAGCGTGGTGAGGTAATATATCAAGGTATTGCTACTCGTGACTTTAAGTTAGAGCTAGCTGTTGCTGAATACTGGGAAGTCACAAAAGCTGAACTTGAGAACGGTATGCTGGTTATTCAGTTCAATAAAGAACTTCCTGAAGAAAAGAAACCTAAGGTAATTGACATCAAGTAACTTTGGTGTATACTAATAGCCTGGGGAAGTTAACGCTTCCCCAGGTTTAACCTAGGAGATAATATGGCAAAGCCAAAAGGCAATCGTAATGACAACCGTCCAAATGGGAAGGCTTCTAAAAAGCACCCTAAAATTTGGGATGCAATTAAGCGCAAGTTAGTTAAGTCATAAGATGCCTACCTACCAATACAAGTGTGAAACCTGTGAAGCTACTGTTAGCCATGTAGTTATGATATCTGAGGAACGTAAACTGCCTGAATGCTTATCTTGTGATAAAGATATGGTCCGTGTATTTTCCGCACCTTCACTGACCTTTAAAGGTTCTGGATGGGGGTCTGACAGGTGATTCCTCCAACAATTAATATAGGTACCCAGGTTTGGACTATTGTAGAGCACACCTCTAAAGAAGACGGCATGTTGTATGAAGACAACTACGGTTACACTATGGAACGTCGTAATATGATTGTTTTAGATAAAGATGCTTCTGACAGCCGTAAGCGTCAAGTGCTAATGCACGAAATTCTTCACGCTATTCGTTTTACTTTCTTTACTGGAAGTAAAATGAACTCTAAGCTAAACTTTGAAGATACAGAGCATTACTTCATTGGAATGTACGAAGAAACGCTACTTATGGTGTTTAAGGACAATCCGGAGCTTTTAGACTACTTACTTAGTTAATAGTTGCTCAACACAAACATCTGTGCTAGGGTGTTTGTATAACTTAATAGAGAATGTCACTTAGACAATAAACGACCCCAGTGCTAACTACCCAGGAAAGGTAAGGTCGCCAAATGAAAAAGTACGTAATAATGGCCAGCATACTTATAACGTTAGCTGGCTGTTCTGCATCAGCATCACTTGCTGTTTCACAGGACACAACCGTAGTAAAGCAACACCAAGTAAAAGAAAAATCTCTTCAGCAAATGGTAAAGCCACAACGCAATACTATTCAAATGAAGAAAGTTGTAAATTATCTGAAGACTCGTGTAGGAAAAACTTCTTATGTGTTCTCAGGTTCCAGTCCCCGTGGATGGGACTGTTCAGGTCTAGTACGCTGGACCTATGAACGATTCGGTATTGAACTACCACATTCAGCAAATAAACAAGCTCATCTAGGCACTAGGGTTTCAAAACCTAAGCTAGGAGATATTGTAGTGTTTGCCTATAATGGTTCTACTAATTTCTATCATGCCGCTATCTATATTGGCAATGGCAAAATAATTAACGCACACTATGGAGCACACTCTACAATCATTCAACCTTTGACTGATTATAAAAATAATCAAATAAGGTTTGTGAGAGTAGTTAAAACTCTATAGACAAGTAGCCCCATCAGTTTAGGCTGGTGGGGCTATTTCTTTATGTCATACTTGATATGACTTTAAAGGAGTTACTAATGGCTTTATGTTGCACAAGTGGGGTCCAACTCAAAAACATTCAACATATGCATAAGATGCTTGAAGGTGGGCTAACTGATGACACTCGCCCTTTAAGCGCAACATCTTATGGGGATAAGACTAAAAGAGCTATGGGTGAAAACAGCTCCTTTGATGGACGTGGCATTGGTGATAAAAGAGATGATGGAGGCGCAGTAAAGCCTGCATCAGAAACAGACTACACAAAGACTACTATTAAAGCTACTGACCCTGGATTTTATAATTAATGATTAATAGAAGAATAGCTCCAGATAGAACTAAGGGAATGTTTGCAGGTATGCTTGCAGAAATTGGTAATGACTTATCTGGGAATATTGCTAAGAATAGTAGAGTTACTTATCCTAGTACTCCACAGTACTCAGGAACTGCTTCCATTGATACACTGGGCAAAGATGCTTGGATTAATTTTCCTGCGAGAGTAATGACTCAAGCAGCAACTTCTAATCCTACATTAATGGACCCAGGTTCAAACCTAGATGCTGTAAACCAAAACATGTCTCTGGCTCAACGGGCTGGACTGGATGGAAATATTGCTACTGGTGACCCACAAGGTGTTGGTTATATGGCCAGTGGAATTTAAAAAAATAAAGTATCCTTATATAGAAAACACAATCTCCTCACTAATTTGTTTACAAGTTGTAGCAATTTAATATTAGTTAGAGG